AACAAAAATCAATTTCCATATCTAACCAGTCCGCAATAAAATAATGTCTTTTCATAACCTTCTCCTGATTCTATTTTCCACTTATTGCTCTGTTAGCACGAAATATCAGACTCAATTAATCGGCACAGATCTTCTAGGTTCACTATTTTTCGCATCTTCTTCCATGACGACGCCTTCGCTTCCATCATTCTTAAACCCATATCATTTTCCCAGCAATACCAATCCAACCATTCTCCAGTATCTCCAATTTGTAACGCCGTTGCTTTTGTATATTTGGAAAAAGTATCCCACATTGCTTTCCCGATTTCAGAATCGCAATCAAGACCACGGAACAACTTTTCAAGCGAAGTCCACGCTTCATCAATAAGACGAAACTGAGCTTCCCATTCCCTTAGCAACGCCATTCGTTCTTTCGTTGTCATATTTTCTCCAATCTAAAATAAAAAAGTGCTAACAAATCACTACAGGCGATCCCTCGCCTGCGGCTCACTCCGCCTGAGTTCCGGCGTTATGCCTTACACAAAAGCAGTGCCGCTAACGCCACATTTATAAGCAAACTAACCCAAAAAAGTATCCTGTAATCCCTTTTCTTCTTCAGTTTCTTAACAGGTATTGCTATCGGTATTTTTCTTTTTGGCTGTGCTAATGTCATATCAACTCCTTAATTCGCTATCGGGAAGCGTAACCCAAGACAAACCCCAATCCCAACATTTTTCTACGCTTCCCTCAATTAATTCGTTCATTTTTTTTATACCGAGTTTTGTTATAGACGGTATTCTGGTATATTCTGTGTTTCCGACCAAAACTGTTTCTGGTTTAAATTCGTCCGGCATAACTGATAGCTTTAATCTTGTTTCCCAACACTCTATCGAGTCGCCTGTGTTCTTTGAGAGAGCCGGAAGCAAAACGCCCTTCCACCATTTTATCTGCTGATGGGTAATAAACTCTTTAGGCGATAAAACTTGTAACGCCCCACCAACAACGCACTCCTTTAACAAATCCTGAAGCGGTTTATCGAATATGGGCTGACCTTCTCTTATAGACGTTACTTTAATGCTTTTCATTGCCTTGCCTTAATTTTTTCAACAAGCAATAATAGCTCTTGGTTGAATTCATTAATTTCTTTGCCAATTATTTCAATCAGCTTTTCGTTACGCTGAACTTCAATTATCAACGGTGGTAATCCTTCAAAGGCTGACATAAAATACCATGATTCTCGCTCCGTTACATAAAGGCTCATCTGTGTTTGCAAAAGATATTCCGTTGGAAGCGTGTTTTGTAAAAGATACTTAATATGAGTTTTCATCGTGGGGTTTTTTATTTCAATACCCTTTTTCTCGCCGATTAATCCATCCGGTGAGCAATGACATAATTTCCACTCATCTTTATAGACAAGGGCACATTGCTTGACTTCTATGTTATAAAGCATTTCAAATAAAGCCCTTGCCCCAGCCTCTCGCTCTTTTCCTTTCTGCATTGCTAAGCTCTGGAATGTTTCCTCTTGCTTTCCGGTTATCTTTTCACCGGCAAGTTGCAAAAGAAAATCCTCACGCTGTTTTGATCTTGCGCCCGTTGAGGTTAGAATTTTGTCAATACTGCTTGCGCCTACATTACCCGCGCAAGCAGTATACCATTCCGGCGAGTATTGTTCAAATGTGTCAATAATAATGGGCATTAGATTTTCTCCAGTTTAGTCATTGACTCGTCAACCGTTTTTTCGATTACAGCTTCAAGATCAGCAATTATTTTATTAATTGCCTTATCCTTAATAGCGGGACAACTCTTTTGTAAATGCTGAATGATTGACTTGAAGTATAAACCTGCTTTTTCTTTATCCGGCTTTAATGCTTCTTGCCGCTGTTCTTCGGCTATTCTAGCTGCTTCTTGTCGAGTCTTTTCTTCCTGTTCTCTTTTTGCTTTTTCTTCGGCTTCTTTCAACGCTCTTTCCGCCGCTTCTTTTTTTGCCAGCTCTATATCTTTCTCATGCTGAATGCGTTCTTTTTCTTTTATAATCGCGTCTTGCTCGGCTTTTAGCTTTTCTTCTTTTATCCGCTGCTCTTCCGCAAGTGCGGCAAGTCTTTGCGCTTCTTTTTCCTGCTCTGCCCTTTGTGCCACTAGCTTCTCTTCTTCTTCCTTTTTCTTTGCCTCTTCGTCAGCAAGTCTTTTCTTTTCATTATCAACAAGAAGTTTAAACTTGTTGAATATTTCCTCAAACTGTTCATCTGGACAAGTGTTTATAATCGCGCTCGGAACACTGTATTCATAAGCAAAGGGCAACTGATAATTAATGTTATTAAACGTAACACCCAAAGCAAACAAACGATCAACCCGCTGCTGTATTCTCTGCTTTTCCTTTTCTTCCTCTTCTTTTTTGATACGCTCTTTTTCTTTTACAACAATATCTTCTTGCTCTTGCAAATAGTTTTCGATAGGTTCAAGAAGCCCGGTTATTCTTTTAGCTTCCGCGTCAACTGCCCTGCCATAATCAAGAGCATCCTGTTTTAATTTCTTCCGCGTTTTTTCAACATCAACGCGGCGGTTTTTTACATCCATTCTTGCCTGATGAACTTGCTCATAACCCTCGACATCTTGCGGATTTTTAACAACCAAAGACATATAATCAGCCTTGATTTTGGCTATCGCTGCATCGGTTATCTTGTATTCTGCTAAAGCTGTATCAATCATTTTTTTATCTGTCATTATTTAATCCTCCCTTTTGCTGCTCGTAAAGACGCCATAGCTTTTTCGTAATCAGCAGCCAAAATTTTGTCCACCGATTCAACAACCATGTATTTAAGGAATTTGGCCTCGTCAATTTCTTTCGCATTAATCATGTCAACGATTGTGCTTTTCTGCTTATCGCCAATATACACGGCTTCGCTTCCCTTTCCATCGTCATCCTCATAAGTGGCAAGACCTGTAAGCGCAAGAATCGTATAGCGTTCAAGATATGTTATTGTTGAACCCAACGCCTGAATATTGTTTTTACCACCTGAGTTATCAGGCGAAGCGGTTAAACTTGTTTCCTCAAAATGTCCGTTAACATGAGCAATCCGGCATGTTACCGATACTTTATCGGCTTCCTGTTTGGTTATCCAACTTGCCGACAGGCCATGTTTGCTTAATTCCGTGTTAATTTTTTCGGTTACGTTTCCAAGTGAGGCATGATTATACTCTGTTATGCCCTTATCTGTTTTATACTTCACGTTCTTATCTTTGTCAATTTCCGGTGGATTTGCCTTAAAAGCGGTCATGGCTTCCCAATATGCCTTTTTAGCCTGTTCTTTTTCCCAAAGAATATGAAGGTTCATTAATTTTTCTAGTTTCTCAATGTCCGCCCCCTTCTCAATCGCAATGTTTAACAGGGTTAGCGGCGTTGACTCTCGGACTAATACTTCTGTTTTTTCAGCCATTTTTATTCTCCTCTGCGTCTACTTCGATTTCGGAAATAAAAAGATTGCCTCTTAGTCTAGCACGAATAGCTTGAGGCATGTCTTGTTCTTTCAGCGCAGACGCTATATATTTCCCGTTATCGTCAAACGCCATAAAAATACCATTTGGGTCTTGAAAGATTTTAAATTTCATAATGTCCTCCTAAAAAGGAATGTCGTCTTTGGGTGTTTCTGTTTCCATGTCACTTGCTAACCACTTACCAAATGCCGCAATCGTGGCCTTGTCGCTCCCCAATCCTATTGAAGCAGGAACAACCTTGTCTTGTCCGTAAATCTTTTTTGTTACCCAATTAGGTTTGTAGTTACCGTCTTTGTCTTTCCAACACTCAACAAGCGAAACAAAACCCTTTGGGCTTTCCGTCTTTTCTATAAATCTTTTTTCGTCTATCTGAAAGTGCATTTATTTTTCTCCTTCCCTTAATCTTTTTTCGTCTGCTTCGTCCTCATCGTGGGCTTCTCTGCGCTCACGTTCTTCAGCCATTTCTTCATAATCCGGCGGTGCTTCATAATATCCATAATCTTCTCGGCTTATGCTTTTCATAATTACCTCTCTTATTT